CAACTGCTCACCCACGTATTGCTTGAAGATATCGTTGATAGCATCTTCCGCTAAATTCCGCCAAGAGTGATCTGTCACGACACAACCTCCCCATTGACCTTAACGATGACTTCACCCTTGGTAGTAAGGGCAACCTCTGGTACATCACCTGGCTCTGGCTCCGGCTCTGGATTTGGGTCCGGACCCTCTTCCAGAATCGTCTCGACCTCCTTCAGCATCTTATCTGCATCAGGATTCAGGGTGACCTCTTTACGATTGATTGGTCCCCAGTGATTTGACCTTGTTCGCATACCTGTACCTGTTACTATAGCAGCAAACGCCGGTGAGAACTTTGCAAGGAACTGATACGTAGCACCTTGCCCTGTGCCGTACGTATTTAGATTGTTCGAGGTCGGGCTTACGTCTTCTGAGAATATATCAAGGAACCCGTTTGGGTCATCCACGTACTCATCCATCAGCATTGGAATGGCTGGATCAGTTGAACGGATATTCCATGAAGTCTGAAACAAACCAGCTTCACACGTATCTGATGACGTGTTCGACGCTGACATGTCTCGGCCTTCGCAGTACTTACCCGAAGACTCACGCATCCCCAAGCCGATCATCATTACAAAAAGATGCCGCAGAGTATCAACACCATCGACACTGTTATCCATGTCAAGGTTGGCAAACTCTGCCTTGTAAACATTGAGAGCATCAGTTGATGAATTGGTGACTGCTTGAGCCATAGAGATAGCATCCGGCACCTCTGCCTGTAGACGTTTCAGAGCTAACGCATACGTGCAAGCCATCCCTGGGATATATCCAGGAGGAGGATAACCGCGTCCTGGCCATTCATAGTCAGCTATATCGGACTTCTTCGCCATTGTGATAATAGCTGCTGTCTCCGCCTCATCGATACCGTCGCTTCCCGCCTCCATACGTATGTCGAGGCCATCCACGGCGGTCCACGTCTGAGGACCAACCACGCCATCCGCCGAGAGACCAGCGGCTGCTTGGAATGCTTTAACTTGGGTTTCTGTGATTGCACCAAATTCTCCATCTGCTGGTAAACCTAAGCTCTCTTGCAACGACTCTACATCAGAACCCGTCATCCCGTTCTTTAGGGTTCGTCGATCTGCTGGTGGAACCGGTCCTGCTTCGTTTGGCCAAATCAAACTTATAACTTTAGATATTGGTTGAGCACTAAGATTAACAGAATCAGATTGATTGCCACCACGACACATATAATTGCTGCCACTTGTAGATTCGTAGAAAGTAACATGACCGCCGCCATCGCGACTAAGCACAACGACACAACCGAGCACAGGAGAATCAAGCTTCGTACCAAAAGAGGGATCATCCCATGCCTGCGCCCAATAGAAGCGATCAGTGTCAGTGGGTCCGAATACTGGACGAATGCCAGCCATTGTCATCGCATACGCAGCAGCCAGACCACACCACGGAGTATCATCGTGTTGATATTCGTTGCAGTAAGTTGCCATCTCAGGATAAGCGAGCGCGATTGTGTCACGCATCGCCAAGATTTTCGGATTGTCTGCGTCTCCAGGTGACTCAACTAAGCCATTCATCGACCGCATCACAGTCAGCCATTCGGGAGTAGCAGTCGCCGCTAAAGCTGTGTGAGTCACACATGCCTCCCTTGAGCTTGATTGAAATCTTCCATCGACATCTCATGCCAGTAGGACCAGCGTGGAGGAAGAGCCTCGCTAGGCACCTTGATCTCTGACGGCTCAGGCAACTTGCTTAGCATGTATTTGATCACGTTCATTGCATGATCATCTTTATCCGACGGCTCGTCGAGGGCCTTACCTTGTGGATCGCGCTTCCAGTAATAAGACATGATCTCGTCCTGAAACCATGGCAACTCTTCCGCAACATAAAGCAATGTCCCTGGCGTAGTCCCCAAAGTTAAATGGGGGGTCTTCGGTGTCCCTGCGATATAACTATTCACTTTCGCAATACCTGATAGGATATCATTACTCCCAGGGCGCACGTTGAGCCCCCCATCTTTCAGGATGCGGGAAATGGTCGTACTCCGAACTTGCTGACCAGCAACCACAATCCTCCTAAAGATCGCAGGGTCGGCAATCACTGGCTCTGGGAATTGTAGAAATCCATGATAACGTCCCCGTATCTCTCGGATTGTTGCTGCGTGTAGAGATACGTCAAAATTTGGATGATAGAAGCCATCAAGAATGCATAGACGACCAAAGTCGTCAACGAACCCAAGAATGTAGCAAGTCGGCGTTGCGATACCGAAGTCGTAACCCTCGATTGCTTTAACTCTGACATGCCTTCTCCTACAGTCTGCAAGATGATCCATCATCTGTTCACGCTTCATCAAGTTCAACGACGTATCGAACCCTGGGTGGACTAGACCCTCGAATGCGGCCCACTTACCGAGCAAATAACGATCGCGCATCTGCCCTTTGTATGCGTTCTCGAGCGTCTTAATAAAGTCTGGCTTAAGGTTGTGCTTATTTGCATACGTGTCCGACTCGAAAAGCTCGATAACTGGGGTCGCGCTATCCTCATCAATGAGGAGCTTCGGACCGAATATCTTCCGGTCGCGCCAATCCAAGTATGGTTTAATAAGTTCATGGTACGCCCAATTCTGCGAAGGGTTTAGCGTCATCATGAGCCATCGGGGACCATCCGAGGGCATTGTAATATCCTCTGGCTCATCTTCCACACGATAAGCTGTATCACCACGAAGACGACCAAGAAGGTCCAGAAAGTCTTTATGCGTGATTCCAGGATCGTCGATCTGATCCAGCCCAATCCAGTCATAAGTAGCCGAAAGCAGGTTGCTCGTTGTCGATCCATCTTCGTTTTGCGATTTTCCTCGCTGTGCGATGTATCTGAAATGCACTGCTGATCCATTGACCAAGTAGCAGGAGTTATCGTCTTGTGTAGGCATCTTGCGTATCCAATGCCTTGGACACCATTTGAGGAATTCTTTTCTGAGCGTGTCGTTGAGCTTCGGATACGTTTCACGTCCGAGGAGGCCGGTGCATCCAGGATAAAACTTGCATAGCTGGAGTGCTTTAATGACAAGCGCGGTGGTTTTGCCATTTGCAAACCCTCCACCGAATATCTGAACCTTCTTGCGCGAACGCTGAAAGTCAAACTGTACCGAGTCTTCTTTTAGATTATAGTTCGGCATCTTGTGTGACTCACACTAACGGAATGCATTCAGAAGACGACTGATCAAGCTCTGTTGCTCGTCGAGTTGCATGTTCACTGGACCACGTAGGCGGAAAGGAAGCGACATTCCTCCAGCCGAGCCTCCAGCAGTGCGAGAACCTGTCGCGGCTCGCAAATCATCATACCGAGAAATATCATGCTCAGTTTCTGGATTCTCACTCGAAACCCACCCGTGAGTTTTCAATCGTTCAGGTCCAAGAGGAAAGCGACTTGCAACAATAGTATTCGCGCTCTCAGGATCAGGCCCATAAGCATCAGGGTCCTCTGTTATATCGCCAAGAGCACCCTCCAACCGAGGAGGAACAGGATTCATTTCTTCTGTGCCAACAGGATTTTGCTGCATAGCCTCAGCGACCACGCCTTGTAAGTCACGATTCAATCCCGGTACCTGTCGGATAACTCCAGGCTCACGCGCACCCATCTGCGTCGCAGTTGGATCATCACCTAACGCCTCAAACGACTCATCGATCCGGCCCTGCGGGCTTGCGGCAAGCAACTCACGAATGTAATCGTCTACCGGAGACATACCGGACCTCTTACCCATTGCATTCGTGAGCGTTTCCATGTGTGACTCACACTACGGACGACTGCGGGGCCACAGCGGAAAGCCTGATCCTGCAAACAATCTCCACAGGACAAGGATAGCCACCAATACAAGAACCACCATGAGAATAACCTGAACCTGCTGCGGAATGTGCAACCCAATCGCACCGAGAACCCAGATGATCAGAAAGTAACATAGCGCGATCCCACATATATAGATCAACGCATAAATGACTCGTTCAACCATGACTATTTCCTCCGCTTTTTGTCCAACCCAGCTTCAGCAAGAGCGATCGCCACAGCCTGTTGTTTCTTATCAACCACCGGACCCTTTTTCGATCCGCTGTGCAGAGTACCCCGCTTAAACTTATGCATCACGTCCTTGACGGTTTCTTTTCCACGACCTTTTGGCATCACATCACCATTGGAGTTGCTAGAACCCAACCGCCAGGAATTGGTTGGTCGCCTTGATACTTGATACCGGTATCGAGCGCCTGTACCACTTCATGTTTATAGTAAGGCTGTGTCAGCATAAGCTCTACGGTCGTATTGAACTTTCGTTCAGGCGTGGCCCATCCTAAGTCTTGAGGACCACTCCAATCCCATAAGCCCATATCACATATCCACGTTCACAAGGCCCCAGGCACCAACCGCACCAGCGACTAGTCC